CGCCTCCGCCCCCAATAACAGTAATTTTAAATTTTGCGCCCGTTACCTGAAGTGCCGCAGGTAATGACCAAGAGGCTCCAGATGTCAAAACTTCCATATTTTGGAACCCAGCACCCGCAGTTGCTGTGAGGGTTGTTGCGCTCAATGTCGTCGCAGTTGTCGTTCCTGTCAGCGTTGGGCTTGCGGAAAGGACAACCGATCCTGTGCCTGTCGCGGTGGTGAAGTCAGTATAACCCGCTTCCCAATCGGCGGCAGTTGTTAATGCAGTTCCAATGCATGTGCACATTACGGTCGTGCCAGGGAGAACCGTAATGACAAGGTTCGCGCCAGATGAATTGACCGTCAAATTGCCAGTGCTGTTGTTGACAATGTGAAACGTCCAACCCGTGCCCAAAGTGCTTGTCACAGGCAACGTGATTGTCTGCGTGAGCGTTCCGGTGAAGAACTGGAAGTATGTGCTTGTGTTGGTCAGAGTTGTCGTTGCACCCGCAGTCGCGGTGCTTGTGAATTCTGTCAAATTCGTCAGAGCGGCATTGGAGGTTGTTGCGCCTGTGCCGCCGGAAGCAACTGGCAAAGCAGTTGAGAACGTAACTGCGCCAGAAACACCAAGCGTTCCAGTAATGTCGAGCGTTTTTGTTGGGGCTACTACTGAACCAATGCGAGTATCGCCAAGAAACACATTGTCAGCCGTTCCTTCCGCATAAAAGCCATACGTAGTGCCGCCGCCTGTAGCTGTGTTTACTCCGGAGCGGAACCCGTAAGCAGTTTTACCAGCCGTTACTGCGGCTGTGTTAGCCGCATTAAATGCGTAATTGGCGGTGGCCCCAATCAAATCATTATCTGAGTAAAATCCATGCTGATTAGATACTGTAGCAGTCCCTAATGAAGATTGAAGAGCCCGATAATGTATTAAATTATTCATTGTGCCAGATACAGCAGTTGCATCTGTTCCGAAATAAACTGCAGAAGAAGTTACATCTGATTGGATTTCCCCGTCCGAAAAGACGCCGTAAGCAGTAGGCCCCCCAGTAATGTCTTTTGTTACCCGTAGAGAGGTAATCGTTAGTGACGTTGATCCAATCCCAACATTGCCAGTGGACGAAATCCGCAACCGTTCTATAGGAGTAGACGCACCATCAGCGGTCGTACTAAATACCAAACGCCCTGGCATATCGTTTGTGCCGGGAGTGCCGTCAACTGCGGACTCAATACGAGCGGCTTCAATAAACGCAACGCCGTCCGCGCCACTGAAGCTGACCACGCCAAGCTGATCGCCGCTATCAACGACATCAGTAAAATCGCCAACAGTTGCACTGTCACCGCGATTAAAAGAAAGCCTTGCTGCGGTATTCGTCCCTGTCTGCCACGCATTCAAAGCAAGGCTTGCACCTTGTCCCGTACCGTTAAATTGCTGAGATGGAGTAATTCCACCAGAAGCATACCAGTTCAAAGAACCAATATTAAGACGACCACTCGCATCAATTACAAAAGGAGTGGTGTCCGGATTTGTGCTGTCCTCGACAACAAAAGAATTTCCTGTGCCTGTCTGAGTTATACGAAACATATCTGTTGAAGATGATCCAGAAACATTAAGCTGGGCTGATGGAGATGTCGTCCCAATCCCCACGTTGCCAGACGTATTAATCGTCATCGCTGTGGTCGCACCGTTGCTTCCAACCTTGAACGCGATGCTGTCAGACGTGCCGACGCCGCTTGTCGATTGCAACGTGAGGGACGAGGACGCAGTCGTCCCGCCAATAAGAAGCGGCGTTGTCAGCGAGGTTGTCAGCGTTGGAGAAGCTGAATACGAAGGCGCGGCACCAACACCACCAGAGATCAAAACGGATCCCGTTGCAACGTCCGCGAGTTTTGACAAAGCTGTTGAGCTAGAAGCATAAAGCAAATCGCCAATCGTGTAGCTTGATTGACCCGTGCCGCCACTGGCCGCAACAAGTGTTCCTGCAACCGTGACGATGCCTTCAGTTGCTGTGCTTGGCGTCAGGCCAGTCGAACCAAAGCTGATGCTATTTACGCCAGCTGTGACGGGAATGTTCTCTTGCCAAGCCGGAATTGTACCAGGACTTGCAACGAGGATGTAATTTGAGCCAGTCGGAGGGGTGATCGACTCAATAGGGTTTGTCCCGTCACCGTACAAAACACCGTATGTATCAAACGTGGTGTTGCCCGTGCCCCCCGCAGCAACCACCAAAGGAGTAGTACCGCCGCCGCCTGTCACAAGGCTGACGATCTGGCCAGTCGTGATTGACTTTGAGGTGCCGGACTGAACCCCAAGAAGCTGTTCAGTGCCGTCGATTGAGACCGCTTGCGGGAGATTTGGGATGGTAATATTGGCCATGATTAAATCCCCGTCTGAGGTATTTGAGCGTAGTTGTATGGGAGGCCAACGAGCGCAGTTTTCACGAGCGTTGTTGACTGAAGCAAACTGTCCGCCGCGATGTCAACGTTTGCCTGATAGGAGAACTGCGTTGCCGAGCCCACCGTGACGCTGTAAAAACCATCTGCGTTGTTGTTGGACAACCCATTGACAGCGACTTGGTCGTCCGTCGCCAATCCGTGAGCTGAAGAAAAGGTCATGGTCACGGTGCGCGTCCCTGTCGATATAACGGACAACGGAGACAAAATCACTCCGTACTCAACGGTTCCATTTAACGGCATAATTGCGTTTTGATCAAGCCCTATTGGTGGGCCGAGCACTTGAGTGTTTGGAAAAGTGCCGTCCTCGTTAACGATTTTCGTGGTCGTCGGGATTGGAATGCCTGTGAATGGGTCGTAAACCGTTGCCTCCGAGATCGCAATGAAGTCGGTTTCCGCCGTGGCGTAATCTTGCGTGCGAGGGTTCTGGATTGGAACCGGATCCGCAGGAACAATGATCGCACGGAGTTGGTTCTGCGGAGTGTCATTGCAAGAGTTGCAAACGAGGATCCGCTTGTTGATCAGGCTCGCGCCAGCGAAGTCGAACTGCCATTGAAGCCGCGAATGATTGTACAAAAAACCGCAACGATCGCAAATTGCGAACGCTTGAGGGCTTCTCGACGATACTGCTGCGCGGCCATGAGATCTCACCTGAAGTACCCTGCAATCATTGGAGAGATATACTGCTGTGCTTGTTCAACGTTTTGCTCCGCCGCAACCGCATATGCCTCATCCGCCAATGGCTTCAGCAACGTTGCCTTCTGCGGGTTCCAGATGATCGCGAGCCGTTGCGCGAGCGCGTAGGCATATGCCTCCATCCACAAATAGGGGATTTCAACCGTTTGACCGTCTGTCAATGCGCTGTCCTGAATTTGACGGACGCAATAATATTTCAGGTTTTGTGCGCTCGTGCCGTCCGGAACAGGCCAAATGGTGACCGAAGGGCCAGCTGATCCGGTCGAACGGTTTGCCGAGATCAACCGATCGAACCAATAAGTCGTCGGGAAACCTTGCTGTTCTTTGTTCGGGTAGGACGCATATTCACTGCGGCTGATAGGGAGAATGATGCGGTCGATCGGGTTGCCGTCACCATTGTCGATCTGGACATAAGCATCCAAAACCATGACCGTGTTTTGATCAACCGTATAAACCGACTGCCCCTCGACCAACGGCTCCGTGATAAGATCAACGCACCAAAGGTTCACGCCACGGTTCGACCAGTTGCTCAGAACCATGTTGGAGGCCATACGAGCCGATTCCATATGCTCCTGAACAATCGCCGTGTTCCGCACCTCGCAGAGGTTGAACGCATAAAGCGTCAACTCACCGAGCGACGGATTGAATGCGTATGTGCCGCTCGTTGCCATGACATTTTACCTTAGATTAGAAGGAAACCATGCCAGATTGATTGAAGTTAACATGGACAGACGCAGATGTATTCGACCCAGCATTGCTGACCAAACAACGAATCATGTTTGGAACACCTGCTTGGTTGGCGTTCTGAGCACTTGTCGCATTTACCAAAGCTGCTGTTCCTGAATTCACCCACCGCGTATCTACATAATTTTCAGCGTCAATGCCAAGTTGGGCATTGTTTGGGTTATCGCCGGAAAGCTGAATGGTGTAAGTTATTGCGGCAGACCCACCAGTATCAGCTTGGATATAAGTGCTGCTGTCGGCATAAGTATCCAAAAACACCGGACGGCTCGATGCAACAGCGTTTGTGCCAATGCTTACGTTCCCCGCAGACGCGCCAGAGGCCACGACCGAAGTAACCGTTTTGAAATCATAAGCTGTGTAAGCTGTCGTTGCATTCGCCCCCGTCAAAACTTCGCTCGCTGGCATATTGTTCCAGTCCGTTCCGGTGACGGTGAACGTGATCCCGCTATCGTTCCCCGCAGACGTGAACAATACACGCCGAGGCTGATCCAACGTAGCTGTTCCGCTACTGACCAAAGAACCATTCAGGGTTACTGTTCCAGCCGCCGCAATCGAAGAGGCTGTGCGAATATTTGTTGCGCTTGGTGCGGTATAAGGACCACAAACAACTCTTACAGAACGCATTTTAGCAACCCCATTTCCTGAGAGATTTATTGATCCTACTATCAGGATCGGCGGCAGTGGCAGCACCTGTCATCTTACGTTTCATGCCAGTCATGCGCTCACAAAATGATTTATGACGCGGATTGTCCGCATCTTTGGTCGGAGCTTTCAGGTTATGACCTTCGGCGCGAGCCGCAGCTCTGCCTCGCTCATTCAAACCGCCTTCAGGATTTTGATACTTTTTGAGCGTCATGCGAAACCCCAAGGTTGAAGGAGAAAGGGGAGCCGAAGCTCCCCCGACTTTTTAGCATTCAAGACCAGAGCGGCCTTTTGGGGCCGTTCCTGCGTGAGCAGACGAGAGCGGGTTCATGTTCGAACCCGTGCGTCCACCAGCCTTTCGTGGCATCCGGTCAGCGCGAGGCATTGATTTGCCGCCCATTGCCTTGCCGCCATGCTTCTTAGCCTTGGCTTCCTTCACGACGTTCGAAGAACCGCCTTCGTAAACGTCGGACGGAGCCTTGTCCATTGCAAAATTCCCTTTCTTAGGGGAATTCATCTTACCCTTATGACCCTTCATGGCCCTAATCCTTATGCTTGGGTTACACCGAACAGGCCCGCAGTGGAACCCATATTGGCTGGAAGAACAAACTGACGAATGGCAAGCCGTTTTGTTGCGTCTGTCGCTGATTGCACGGCGTAGGTTCCACGAACATCACCTGTGGTTGTTGTTGCAGGACTTGTGGTCACTGCCGCAACATATCCCGTATTCGCTGTGATCGCAGCAGCGTTGTAGTTTATGGCTAAATCGCTGAAGAAATTAGAGAGAAGTGGGAGACCAAAAATATCAGTTGTGCCAACGCTATAAGTAATTGCATTTGTAACGTTAGGCGTCACAGAAGCAATATACTTAAATGCTTTTTTGCCGTTGGTCGTGGTAGATGTCGTCGTGCTTGTCGGTACAGTAATTGCTTCACTCATTGGTACGCCATAAATGTCGTAACCAGAAACAGTAAAGATAACTGCCGCCGTTGTTGTACCAGAAACCGGAACAATACTAACTGCGCGAGCAACAAGAGCCTGTGGGTTCCAGAGATAAACGGAATTAGTATCGCCGAAGGGTTGACCAAAAGCGTTTGGACCCAAGGCAGCTTGTCCCGTTATTGTTGTGGAACCAACAGTATCGTCCCCAGCAACGGTGTAAGTTCCGGCTCCACCAGGAGGACCAGTAAGCTGGTTCACGATGGTAGTTCCAGAATTTACGCCAGTTCCAGTCAGCGTCATCCCGATCGTAATCGCCCCAGTCACGGACGATGCTGTCAGGATGCTACTTGCCACCACACCCGTGAAGGATGTAAAACCATCAAGCAGCAAAAGGCCAGTCGCTGTTACACCAGTATTGTAGTTGATGCACGATGCGTTGACCGAAACACCTGTTGTCGTCGAGTTTGTCGAAACAAGTGTCATCGCTGTGTTGGCCGTAGTTGCTGCGGCTGCTGCAATCGCAGCAGAGCCGAGTGCGTAAGGAGCAGCACTGATGGTTTGTGTATCCGAGGTGGCAAAACCAGCAGTAAACGCACCGTAGTTTTGTCCTGGGACGTAGTTGAAGTTAGGACGAGGGTCAATCCGGCCTACCCCACCCCAAAAGAGGGATGGGCCAAGCTGTGGGTTGTAATCCGTCACGTTTCCAATGGTGTTCTGACCAAAGGAGATTACGGGACCAGAGAATGCTGAAATAGCCATGTTGCAGTCTCCTATGGATTACGAGGTTGGGAATGAGCCGAAGATCGAACGCCAGTTGTAGTAACCGAAGGAATAACGCTCGTAGCCCTTGACCAACAGATTGTCAGTAACGAAGTCAACCTGCATATCGGTTTCGAACTTGATACGTTCCATGTACGACAAACCGTCAATGTTGGTCAGCAAGAACCAAGCATAAGCGGAGGTGAGGAAGTCGTTAACCATGTAGCCTTCGCTGAGACCACCAGCCGTTGTCATGATCGCGTTCACATCGTTGTCCGCAGTACCTGGACGCAGTTCGGTCTTCGTCAAACGAATTGCGACTGGCTCAAGCTGAGGAGGAACGATGAGCTTGCGACCACGTGCGAACACCTTCAATCCGGCCTGATCTTTGAAGTTCGTCCGAATAGCAATCATGCTATTCAAGAGCGTTGCTTCATTGAGGTCAACCTGAACCGATGGGGTGTTTGCGACGGTGCTGCCGTCAATTGGATGCGCCGTGGAGCAAAGTGCCACACCGTCACCGCCAATCGAAGCGTTGTAGGTCGTTGCTGTGTTCAAAACGTTCGCGCCATAAATTTCCTTGGTCTGGTGGAAAGATTCCGTCAGGCCGAGGTTGGATGGCTGGAACTGGGTCTTGTAGAGGTTGTCATCGATTGCTTTACGGGTGATCGCGTAACCGAGAGCGATTTCAGTGTGCTCTTGGTTGTAGATGAACCGTTCACCAGCACCCGAATCAAATGCAGTCTGACCACCTTCGGTCTTCAGCTGCGCAAGGCCGAGGTAGCGCATTTCAGCGGTACGCTCGAGAGCCATTTTTGAATCGTGCTTTGTGAAGATCTTGTCGTACTGAGATGGGATCATCTCGTACTTGCCTTCGACGCCACGGAGACCTGGAAGGAGAAGGTCTCTGATCTGTGAGAGATTAACAGCCATAATACCTTACTCCTCAGCTAATGCCAGTTGGGCCTGCACCGTTCGACCGGAAGATTTCGTTATTGAATCCTACGATGACATTGCAGTACTGGGTTGTTGGATCACCGCCGTTGCTACCGCTAATCTGGTAATCAACAACAATGAATGGGAACGTGACGGTTGTAGCAACGGACGAAAGGTATGCACCTGAACGACCTGTCGAGGTATTGCCTGAACCGATTGTAAACTGTGCATACTGACCAATGATGCCCGAAGTCATCGTGGTCGCTGTGCCAGTCATCGGTGCGCCAGCAAAACTCGTCTGAACAAGGAACCGTGAATTTGGATCATCAATGACGTAAGCCTCTACGTCACCAGTGGCTCCAGAACCAGGCCAGTATGGTGAAAATACGGTACGACCGAGTGAAGTGTTGAGGTATTTGCAACCAACAAAAATACCATCAAGACGGGTTGTACCAGCGGCACCTTGAGTTATGTAGCCGTTAGCAGTGCTAACAACAGGCATAACGGGGTCGCCAGTGTAAATGGGTGTCGTGTTACCAGAAGCGATTCGGCGAGTCGACTGTGCAAAAGTCGGAGCTCCACCTGAGCCACCCTGATACTGCGTGAAACCGAAATAGGCAGCAGTGTTTGCCATGACGGGATTCTCCTCTCAGAGAGTTTCCATCATCGCACACCGAGGCGACTGTGAAACGGGAAAAATTCGAATCTTCCACACCGAGGGAAGACTATTGGGTATTATGCCTGAAAAAATGCAAATGAAAAGGGGCAGATGTTTTTATTTTCTGCCCCTTCAATTATCAATCGTTCGGGATCGGCATTGGCTCGTAACTTTTCTTAAGTTTCGGAGCCATTTTAGAGTCGTCGCGACCCAGCAATCCATCCGAGGATGTAAGCTGGCCTTCTTTGATTTTTACCTGACGGCGAGCCATGAGCAAATCTTTCGCCCGAGCATCGAGCGTGATTTCTTCAGGCCGCTCCATTAAAAGCATACCTTTTCTTTCAATGGAACCTTCCGCTCCAACATGCATCATGTCCGGATGCCGTTCAACCGGAACAGGCGTCCAGCCCATCCGCCGAACATGGTTCATATGCGAAAGGTCTTCCATATTCATCGAAGATTTGCGCTTCCATTCATACGACCAACCGTCCGGAGCAGGTGGCGCAGCAAATTCATCCACCCCGTCATCGAACGGCGACGAATTACCACGGATTTCCGCCGCACGCTGCGCGGCCAAGGCTCTTGGGTCGTCTTCACGCAGCGATGGACGGACCTCGCGACGATTTGCAGCTTCAACATTCTTCATTTCGATATCTCCAATCAATTCAACTTGCCTTCTTTGATCAAGGCGGATTTGTTTCGGGCATATTCCTGATCTGTCATCCCCATCAGGCTTGCCATCTCACGTTCCTGAGAATTTAGACGCACAACATTCGGCTTTGTGCCGGAATTGGTCGTCGGAGAACGCGAAACGGGAGCTGCTGGGGGCGCAGAGCGGCGAGCTGTTGGGGCAGAAGCACTTGACAAGGCGGAATCCTCTTGTTGAACGAAACGACGCGACTGAATTTTCAACGTATCTTCAATCGTATTGAAGTAATCGTCTGAATCAGCCTCGATCCCGTCCGCAACCGCGAGGTTGTGGGCCGCAATCATCTTCTGATAGAGGCGAGGGTTCGTTGCATACTCCGGATGAGACCTGACCCAGTCTGCAGAACGTCCCGAAAGCTGGGAAGCAAGGGCTTCGACGGGGTCGGAGGGAGCTTGAGGCTGGTTTTTCAGCTCCTTTACCCTGTTTTCGTACGCATTCCGGCCCTGTTCAAGCTGCATTTTCTGTGCAGAGATCTCCGACATCTGCATTTGAATGTCAGCAGCCGCTTCATGGTCGCCGGATGAGAGCGCATCTGCATAAGAACGTTTTAATGCAAGCTGATTCGACTTCACTGTGTCGATTGCGTTGTCGATCAGCCGGAGATTCGTGTCATCGACCTCGCTTTTGGCAGCAGTTGCCTGTTCCGAGGCCTGTTTCATCCGCCTTTCAGCGTCCAAACGAGCCTGACGCTCTTCCTCGAGCTTGAATTTCAGCTCTCGAATGCCGTCCTCGGCTGAAATTTCATCCCTCGGGTGATCTTCAACCTTTTCCACCTGAATGTCTTCAGCTGGAACTTCATTCTCGAGCGGTTCAAGCACCAACTCAATATCATTTTTATCGTTTTCTGACATTTTGGCTCCTTACCAAACCTGATCGACATCTAAAATGCGACCTTTGACATTGACATCATTCAAAATTTTGCAAGGAACGCTATTTATCGTGATTGTCCAGCCGTCCGATGCTCTAGAAACGAGCCAATCGCCTTCATTAATGGTTACTTCTTTGAACCATTGACCTTCTTCGTCTTGGAAAGCAGTCGGGCCTTTTTTCAGCACGAGGCCAACCTTGCTTTGATAAATATCTTCGTCGACTGTTTGATCAGTCAAAATAATTCCGCTTTTTGTTATCTTTGGTCGGAGATAAAGCGCAACAAGAACTTGGTTGTTGAACAATTCAAAATCAGAAATGTCTCCAACCTGCTCAACGAGCAGCTCTCGAGGGTCTTTTTCGTGGTACATTTTCATTGCAGGCATGTCAGTTTTCCCCTCTGACTGTTTCACCATCGGCAATCGCCTTGGCTTCGTTCACAAATTCAAGTGCAAGCGAAAGCCCTTGAACTTTTCCGACTTGACGCTGGTATTCATCGAATGAAGATGCCGAACCAGCGGCAAGATTGTCTCGGATGCGTTCATATTCCGCTCCGATCATTCTTTTCAACTCATAACTGAGCTGATGCGTCGTATTTAATATCATTTCAGACCCCTCTGATTTTCCCCTCTGTTAATTATTGGGCCGGACACCACAGAGGGGTGAAAGCGTCCGGCCCTTTTCACGGAATTGCTTCCGAGAACTTATTTCGGTCCAGTCAAACCGTAAGCCTTGACCTTTTCCAACCGACCCAAACCTCCGCCAGCAGCATGATCAATGACGTGGGTCGCACGACCACCGTATCTCCGTGGCATCATTCCTGGAGGTGGCATCATTCCTGGAGGAGGACCGCCAGCTCCTGGAGGCATCATTCCTGGAGGCGGCATTGGAGGACCACCTTGAGGCATTGGAGGTGTTCTCGGGGACATTGGAGCAGGAACTGGTGCATTCGGCATCATGCCGCCGCCAGCGGGGCTCCCGTGCGCACCAATGATGATATTGATGTGCGTTTTGCCCTTGCCTTTGCCCTTTGCCTTGCCGCCCTTTGCGTGAGCTGTGCGTCCACCGACAGCACCAGGTATCTTGGTCGTTGAGTTGCCCGAGAATACGCCGCCTCCGCCGTACTTCATGGTACGACCGCCACGGTTCTTATTGACAAACTCGTTTGCGGTATCGTTCGCGTCATCCATATCGCTTGCAAAGTAATCGGCTTTCTCAAGATGCTTACCGTCCTGATAATGCCTGACACGGTATTCATTATAATCCATATCCTTGTAAATCTTTGAAGATTTAGCGGGATTTGAACCAGTAACCGTCTTCTTCAAACGAAGAATAGGCTTTTCAAAAGCAGAATCATCATTAGAGCGACCGCCTTTGGCCAAACCCTTCATGGACTTCTGCGAGTCGTGCTTGTCATCAGCCTTCGACGCTTCCCACTGCTTCATGGTCATGCCGCGCTTGGCCGCGAGCTTCTTGTCTTGGGCCTGATCCTTCGCGGAGCCTTCGAACTTGACCTTGCCGCCGCGCTTTTCCTCATATCTACCTTCAAACGCAGGCAGTTGGGTTCCAAGAGGATAGTCTGATTGATTTGGAGCAAATCTATCAAACGCATCTTGCTCAACTTGTCCTCGCATTATTTTGTTAACGGCTGCTTGTGGTTCATTTTCACGAGTTGGTCCTTGCCCTTGGTTCTGAGGACGAGCCATTGCGCGAGAGTTTATTGAACCTCTTTGCATTATTTCTTGCATTTTAGGATCTGCCGCCATTTCTGAACGTTTGGAAGCCTGTGAAGCACGAGCTGCATTTGCGCTGCCCATGCCAACATTGCGCGAACCGCCTGATGGAGCAGACTTGGCAAGATCCGTGGAATACATCTTACCTTTGTATTCAAACGTTTTTGGGCCACCTGAAAGCATCGCGGCACGACCCGCCTTGAACGCTTCGCTGAATGAACCGCCGCTAGCTTTGTGGGTACGACCGCCCTTTTTGTAACCAGTTTCGGAAGCCGTCCGGTCGTAGTTTTTAAGATCAGAAGCAAATTGTTTCCGTGCCATCATCCCTTCTTTAGGGCTGACACGTTTTGAGGCAAAAGGATTAAACTCGCCATGAGTAGCGGCAATAGACTTTTCATGGGAATCTTCCATCTTGCTCTTGGACTTCGCGTAATCTGTGCCCTCAGAACGCATGCCGCCATTCGCTTTGCGAACAGCTCCACCCTTCTTCATCGCCCCTGCAGCACGACCCATCATTTGGTTCTGCTGACCAATTGGGTTCTCTCCGATTGGGCCACCGCCAAACTTCTTGGCTTTGCCGCCATGCTGAAGAACGCCACGACCCTTGAGAATGTCAGCCTTGGTAACTTTTCCGTCGCCTGTCATGTCAGGAAACGCTTTGCCTCCGCGCTTCAAGCCGCCAACGTGCGCCTTGCCGCCTTCGCGAACCTCATTCGCCATCTTCTGATCACGGTTGATCAGGTTGTCAGGAGTGAGGTAGCGTTCTGCACGACCGCCCGACTTGCGGGGCATCCGGTCAGCGCGATTTGCCGCCTTCATGCCATCAGCTTTGCCGACGACTTTGCCGCCTTTTTTGTATGAGCGTTTGCTCAATGGACGCATGCCAGTTTGAACATCCGTGTTCAATGGCTCGGAAGGCGACCAAGTTGACGAGTCAACCTTTTTTTGTGGGTCGGTGGAGGAGAGGCGTTTTGCCTTTGCCTTCATCGCAGAACGTGCAGTTTTGGCGGAATATTCCATGGTAGTCTCCGGAGGTTGCAATTACGGGCGTCCCCGCATGCCGCGAGAGGGGTAATCAGAGCCTCGCGGCAGAGACCTGATTTTGCTGAGGGCGAACTCGACAATCGGACTATTATGTTCTTTTTTTGTCTTTTTGGCAATGGGGCTTTTTACTTCGCCGCCAGATTTGTATTCCTCAACTTCTTGATAAGTTCCGTCTGGCATCAACACCCGTCTCCGAGGTTTGCGAGGCTGAACAATCGGGTCACGACGATTGTCGCTGGTCATTGGAGCAGGAGGGTTGCCGGAGTTGCCCAGAAAATCCAACCAACCGCCGCTGTTCCCGACAGGATTCCCGAACTCATCATTCTTCGCTTCGAAGCGCGAATTGTCGGGCTGATTGAATTGGTTGCCGAGGTACCTTCCGCCAATCGCTCCGATCGGCCCGAGCGCAAGTCCACCCAAAACAGACCCAATGTTGCCGCCCATGTTGCCGAAAAAACTATCGTCTCCTCGCTGAGGAGGCATTGGTGCGCCGCCGCCTCCAATGTTGAAACGATCATTGCTGTTGTCAGGGCGATTGTCAGGGCGGTTGTCAGGGCGGTTGCCGCCGCTTGGACCAGCCGTTTGGGTACCGGAACCAGCGTTGTAATTCCGGTCGGCATCGGGGGAGGTTGCCGCAGGACGATTTGCGTCCGCCGCGCCACCTGGGTTATCGCCAGTGCGAACGTCTCCGCCGTAGTCGTAGCCAATGCGACCGCCACGCTTGTACAACGTTTGATTTTTCAGGATGCTCGCTTTTGCGGTCGGGGAAGCCTCGATCATGGGCTGTTGCATATCGTCTTTTTTCGGTAAAGGAATGTTGTTCCCTTCCAAATAATCCGCGATGGCGTTTCCGGTCACTCGCACAGCTTCCGGCGATTCATGAACGTCTGGCCGTTGTTGGTGATGCCAATTTTGCACATCTTGTCTTAGCTGCAGCCTTGCAGGAGCGTGATTGCCATATCCATGAATATCATCATTGAAATAATAATCAAATCCGGCTTGGTTTCTGTTAAGGCTAGGATCTCTGTTCGAAACCGAAAAACCTTTATTTGTTGGAGTTGACTCACTCAAACCTTTTGTTTTCCAAAGGTCGATCGGCTCGTTTGTTTTTGGATCGAGCACAGGATTTCCGTCTTTGTCCTCGAGATTCCTCGGAACAAATTGTGGGCCATAGTGCAATGTTTCCGGATCATGCGACTTCATTGCATTGAAAAGCTGAGGGATGAACGTTGTGTCGTACCACTTTCCGACCGCAGCACCTTCTTTGCTTGGCCAGCGAGCGGCTTGGGTTGGACCATGGTTGACCGTTACCCCATCGTAGTCTCCCGCAGCGACTTCATGGAGAATTTGCTTTATCATCAAATTTGTTATCGCGTTGGAGCTTGCGACATGAGGGTATTCAGGAATAACATCCTTGAGTTTTTGTTGTGTTTCGTTTAGTTTCTGTTGGATTTTTAATTTTTGTTCCGACAATATGTCAATTTTCATGGCCAATTTTGGATATTCAGTTCCAGGATAATCGGAAAACATCGCTTGCGAGGCAGCTTCTGCACCTTGATAGCTATCGCTGTAAGAGTCTCGAATTTTTCTATAAAGCTCGTTGCTTAATTCCTCTTGCTTGTTAAGAAGTGTATTTATTTCATGATGTGCATTACCATAAGCCTTATTCAAAGAAGCATATTCGTCTTGCAATTTTTGATGCATTTCATCATTCAAAAATTTACCTCGCCCCTGTTGCGCAGGGTCGGACTGCGCTTCCACGACCTCCAGTATTTTTTTGCCGTCCGGAGTTTTGCGGTCTCCGAGCCGGAGATGGAACAGCGGGTTCTTTTCAGGGAAATGAGTTTCAAACGTGAATCGCTCTTTTTCATCTGGGCGATACTGCGGAATGATCTCCCGATAGTTCTCGAGCGGCTCGACACCTTCTTTTTCTTCCGAAAGCTGATATTTTGTCCACTTTGGACTTTTTGATTTTGCGAGGGAGCGAAGCTCGGTTCTATGATTGTCTAGCCAATAGTTTGCAGCCCAATCCGTCCTTTGTTTTTTAAGTTGAGCGTCAGAATATCCTTTGTCTTGAAAATATGTGTCATTGTAATCTCGCCCACGTTTAAAATTGTAAGCGATATTCTCAATTGCATCTTTATCATAGCCAAATTGTGAAAAATACCTCTCAATCGCGTTTGGGTCTTCTGAAAGTTCTTCGGCAATGACAGCAGCATGCGGCCGATCTGAATAACCGTTTGCCTCCCAGTTTGTATAATAATGGTCTTTTCTTTTCTCGTATTTCTCTCTCAAACTGTTGGAGCGAACGCTTTTCCTGTAACCTTCGAGAGATTCGTCTTCGAATGCGCTCGCGATTTCATCCTTAAAAAACTTTTTGTCGTTCGGATCTTCCTCGGGCTCGCCATCAACAGGGAATGGTTTTATGTTGTCGAGGCGTTTCAGCCCCCACTCAAGCTCTTCCTTTTTGACTCCAGGCTGGTTTTTCAAAAACTTAGCCCACTCTCCCAGCTTCATCTCATCTTGCTTCGAGGCACGAGCTGCCTCTGCCGCCTTCGAATACAACCCGAGTTCATTGTATCTCCGGTCGAGCTTCTCGGGTGCGGTTTCTTCGGGCGGCGAATTGTGGCCCATGCCGACCGAACGTTCCGGCTCGGCTTTTTGAGCAACGATCTTGCCCTGCTCGGCGATTTGCTTCGTGTAGAAATCGTAGTCAGGGGAACCTTTTTCGTATTGTTTGCGTTGTTCGATCAGTTCTTTTATGTAGGCCTGAGCCTCCGCACGACGAGCTGCGAGGCTTCCGCCATCTTCTTTGTGGATACGACCACCGTCCGCTTTGACAATGACATGGTGATAAACAGGGTGCTCTTTCCCTCGGACCAAGATCGATCCGGCCTCTGGTCCGAGCTCGACGTTGCCGCGAGTTGTCGGGCGTAGCCTTGGCTCGGAAGGAGAGTTTTCGTACCTTGCAAAATCTACGCCTTTGGGAAAATGAGCGTTCAACGCATAGTAATGTTTGCCACGGTGCTCCACCGACACAATCGTGCTGGTTGATTCATGGCCCTCTGGCGCATCTTGCCATTTCCATCCTGCCTTTTGTTTGAACAGGTTGGTCTTTGCGACAGCGTTGCCCTTGCCGGACGTGCCTGTTTCATCCACAGCATCTTTCGACGCATTGAAATAAGGCTTGCCGTCGCTGCCAATGCCGATCGAAGCTGCAGCCGATTTGTGGCCAGTCACGTCCGATTTGTCAGGCATGGATAAATATTGACCTCCTGCCGGACGTTCGCCTTCAGGGAACATGCGCTGCGGTTTCGGAAATACCGACATTGGGTTGTTGATCTCAGGAGCTACGTCGCCGCCGTTCGAAAAATATTTCGGCCCATCATCATGGGTTTCTTTTATTTCTTTTACCCAACGATCTGGGATTTCTTCATATGATGTCCCAACATATGCACCTTTTGGGTTTGGGTGCTTATTCATAAAATCAATAAACGGATCGTTGTGAGTCGACTCATCTTCGTCTCCTCCGTAGCCCATGTCCGGAGAAATATGTTCATACTGGCTGGCAGGAACTCTAAATTTTGTTGTCGTTTTATTTTTTGACGTAACAAAATTCGATGGCGCATCGATCGCAGCAAAAACTCCATAACCTCCCTGAAGTTTATTTTTCCTTATGGATTGGCCTTCATGTCCAGGAGTTTCGTGGTGCAAAATGATGCCGTCAGGGTAATGCTTTTTCAAATAATCTATGAAAAGCTGTTGCTCCCTTGAAATACGACCGCCGCTCTCCTTGTGAATGAGGCCACCTTCCGCACGAACCTGACGAGGAACGTCCGGCATGAACACAGAGGAAGGGAGCTGTTGTCCACCCGCACGCTCTTTCGCCATCTTTGCGCGGCGTAATTCAAGCTCGCCGCCTTCGGACTTTTTGATGGCAGGGTTTTCCATCGCTTCTTTGGCAGTATCTTTCAATTCCGACCATTCATGTCTCCCGTAATCAGGAAGAACATTTTCAGAATGATAGTCGAGCAGTTGTTGCAAATGCTCGTTATCAGAAAGAAGATTGATCTCTTCAGGAGTCAAATCCATATGATCATAATAACTTTTCAACCAAATTTCAGGATCATGAAGCTCATCAATCGCAGCTTTAACGTTTTTCAATGTTGGTTTATCAGGATTATTTTTCATATATCCCGAAAGCGCATCACGCATCATCTCATAAGGATCGGAAGGATCGTATCCCGACTCTTCAAAATGATTGAACATTTCTTCCAGCGAATTTTGAATTGTGCTAATATTATCAGGGCGAATTTTTTCCGCAATCTTGGTCGGCTTCAGGAGCTTGGAGATTGTTGGAGCTTGTCTCGCGGCAGCAACTGCATTGCGAGAGGTCTCCAAAAACTTCCTCCGTGTTACCGGAGCCTCCATCAATGTTTGAGTTGCCTTGGCAATCAGGTCAGGACTTTCTGCCGAGGCTGGACCTTTGGACGGCGAACGATTGGAGAGGGAAGTGTTCTCTTCCGGCGTTGCGGGAGCTGGCGCAGGAGAAACCACGGTCGCTGGGAGGTTTGCCTCCCGAGGCGTGAAAAGGCTCGCGAATGCTGCGCGTTTCGTTGGGTCTTTCAACTCGCCGCCTTCGCTTTTCCCAACGCGAATGAGCTTCACCGACTTCGCGAGCTGCATAACATCGTTTTTCATTGTGGGTTATTCCCTGTGATGGCGGGGATGACACTGCCGAGGAGCCGAATGACCTCGTCCTCGCTTTCAGGATGCACGGCGAGGTTCTGCGCAAGATCGATCATCTGGATGCGCTCCTTCGCCAGCATTTCCTGTTCTTTGACTTCACTGTCGCGAATGTCTTTTTGCATGTTCGACTGGAGAGCAGCAGCTTTCAGCTTGGTTTCCA